AAACTAAGTCAGGATTATATTCTTTGTTCATTCCTATGGAATGGAATTACGAGGGATTCATTGATGATTATGGAATGCCTGTATTCGAAACCCCATCAGAAGATTGCGTTGGCCCATACGGAGACGCTATCGAAGTTGGCGTCATCGAACATTGGGATAATGAAGTAGACGGATTAAAAGGCGACCAAGATGCTTTAAACGAGTATTACAGACAATTTCCGCGAACGGAAGAGCACGCATTCAGAGATGAAACAAAAAATAGTATATTTAATTTAGTAAAAATATACGAACAAATTGATTATAATGAAGACTTGCGTAATACTAACGTTATAACAAGAGGCAGTTTTCAATGGGAAAACGGTATTAAAGATACCAAGGTAATGTTTAGTCCTAACCCTAGTGGTAGATTTAATATTTCTTGGATACCAAGAACTAATTTGCAGAATAAGCAAATAACAAAAAATGGTATTAGATTTCCAGGTAATGAGCACATGGGGGCATTTGGTTGTGATAGTTACGATATATCGGGAACTACGGACGGAAAAGGGTCTAAAGGCGCGTTGCACGGATTAACTAAATTTAGCATGGAAGATGCGCCGCCTAATACATTTTTTTTAGAATATGTAGCAAGACCACAAACAGCGGAAATGTTTTTTGAAGATGTATTAATGGCTTTAGTATTTTACGGTATGCCTATACTCGCGGAGAACAATAAACCTAGGTTATTGTATTATTTAAAGAGAAGGGGCTATAGAGGCTACTCCATGAATAGACCAGATAAAGTATATAATAAATTATCTGTGGCAGAAAAAGAGGTTGGAGGAATACCTAATTCAAGTGAAGATATTAAACAAGCTCATGCTGCCGCAATTGAAACTTACATACAATCTTATGTTGGATTAAAAAGTGACGGGGAATATGGTAATCTGTATTTCAATGATACACTAAATGATTGGGCTAAGTTTGACATAAATAAAAGAACAAAATTTGATGCAGCGATTAGCTCAGGCTTAGCTGTAATGGCGTGCAATAGGCATTTATATAGACCAAATGCAATTGTACAAAAACCGAAACTAAATTTAAGCATATCAAAGTACAAGAACACCGGTGCAATATCCAAAATAATAAAATAAACATATGGCTGAGTCAGTTATAAAAAGTTTTTTTCCAAGCCAGGTTGCGAGCGACACTGAGAAAATGTCCTCGGAATATGGATTAAGAGTTGGAAGAGCCATTCAAGATGAGTGGTTTAAATCAGACTCTGGTACTACACGGTTTAGAAGTAATCAAAACACATTCCATAATTTAAGATTATACTCTAGAGGAGAGCAGGGCATACAAAAATACAAAGACGAGTTGTCTATTAACGGTGACTTATCTTATTTAAACTTAGATTGGAAACCTGTTCCTATTATACCAAAGTTTGTTGATATAGTAGTTAACGGTATTTCAGAAAGAGCATTCGATATTAAAGCTTATTCACAAGATCCATACGGCGTTGATAAAAGAACAAAGTATATGGAGTCTATCATACGTGATATGCAAACAAAAGAAATGAATGAGTTTGTACAGGCTGAATTTGGTATTAATTTGTTCGAATCCGATCAAGATAATTTACCTGAAAACAAAGAAGAGTTAGAAGTACATATGCAGCTATCGTATAAGCAAGCTGTAGAGATGGCAGAGGAACAAGCTATAGAAACTTTACTTAATGGAAATAATTATGATCTTACTAAAAAAAGAATCATATACGATTTAACAACCATTGGTATTGGAGCTGTTAAAAATAACTTTTCCAAATCTGAGGGCGTAACAGTAGACTATGTAGACCCAGCAAATCTTGTATGGTCCTACACAGAGTCGCCTTATTTTGATGACATATATTATTGCGGCGAAGTAAAAAGCATACCGCTTAATGAACTTAAAAAGCAATTTCCTGAATTAACTCAGGATGATTTAGAAAGAATATCTAAACAAGGTTTTCAAAACAACGGTTTTTATGATCGCACAATAACTAATTACGATAGGTCAGACAGTAATACGGTGCAGATCTTATATTTTAATTATAAAACCTACATGAATGAGGTTTATAAAGTAAAAGAAACCGCAACTGGCGCTACAAAAATACTAATAAGAGATGATCAATTTGATCCACCTGTTGAAGAATTAGAAAAGAACTTTGGTAAATTATCAAGGTCTTTAGAGGTATTATACGAAGGTGTATTAGTATTAGGCACAGATATGCTACTTAAGTGGGATATGGCTAAAAACATGATGCGTCCGAAAAGCGATAATTCAAAAGTATTAATGAATTATAGTATCACAGCGCCAAGAATGTATAAGGGTAAAATTGAATCATTAGTTAGCAGAACAACTGGTTTTGCAGATATGATACAACTTACTCATTTAAAGTTACAACAAGTAATGTCAAGAATGGTTCCAGACGGTGTATATTTAGATGCCGATGGCTTAGCCGAGATTGACTTAGGCAATGGAACAAATTATAACCCTCAGGAAGCATTAAATATGTTTTTCCAAACAGGTTCTGTTATTGGTAGATCGTTCACTCAAGACGGTGATATGAATCCTGGTAAAGTGCCAATACAAGAATTGCAAACAGGGTCTGGTGGTAATAAGCTTCAGTCTCTTATAGCTACGTACAATTACTATTTACAGATGATCCGCGATGTAACAGGTTTAAATGAAGCCAGAGATGGCAGTATGCCTGATGCAAAAGCTTTGGTTGGTGTACAAAAAATAGCGGCTGCTAATTCCAACACCGCTACTAGGCACATAATGGAAGGCGGATTATTTATAACATCGCAGTTAGCTGAAGGTTTATCATTAAGAATATCTGATATAATAGAGTACTCACCAACTAGGGAGGCCTTTATACAGAAAATAGGTGCGCATAATGTAGCTACGCTATCTGAAATGGAAAACCTACATTTACACGATTTTGGTATATTTATAGAATTGATGCCAGACGAAGAAGAAAAAGCTATGTTAGAAAATAACATTCAAACGGCTTTGTCGGCGGGGCTTATAGATTTAGATGATGCTATAGATATTAGGACTATCAAAAATCTTAAATTAGCTAATCAATTACTTAAAATAAGACGCAAGCAAAAGCAAGAGCGAGACCAAATGATGCAGCAGCAAAACATACAGGCGCAAGCACAGGCAAATGCTCAAGCACAAGAAGTTGCCGCAAATGCTGAGGTTATGAAAAACCAAGCCTTAACAGCGCAGAAAGCGGAACTAGAGCAAATGAAAGGTCAGATGGAATTACAAAAGCTTCAAGCAGAAGTGGCCGCTAAAAAAGAATTAATGGCTCAGGAGTTTCAGTACAACATGCAACTAAAAGGTATGGAGACTGATATTTTAAAGCAAAGAGAATCTCAAAAAGAAGATCGCAAAGACGATAGAACAAAGATTCAAGCATCACAACAAAGTGAATTAATAAATCAAAGAAAAAATAATACACCTCCGCAAAACTTCGAATCCGGCGGAAACGACATAATTGGCGGTGGCTTTGACTTAGGTTCTTTTGAGCCTAGGTAATTATAATAGTAACATTTATATAATATCTTATCATGTCAGAAAACACAGAAGAAGTTCTTGACACACAAGAAAGTGTGCAGGAAGAAACTGTTGATAACACAACAGGAGAAGTAAAACAAGAGGTCAACCCCGCAGTGTCGCAAGACGAAGAGGGGACCATAAAAATAAATTTAGGAGAACTAAATAAACCACAAGAAGATGCCGTTCCAGAGCAAAGCGCAGATGACAGCAATGATGTTGTCGAAGAACCCGAAGACACGCCAAGTGGCGAAGAAGTGGTTCAAGAAGTACGGGAGCCCGTCGAAGAAGATGAACAATCTGTTCTCCAAGAAATAACCGAAGAGGAAGTACAAGAGCAAGCGGAAGAACTTCAAGAAGAAGTTGAAGAAGAAATTCAACAAGCCCAAGATACTGGAAAACCTTTACCGGAAAATATTCAAAAAGTTGTAGACTTTATGGATGAAACTGGCGGTACTCTGCAAGATTATGTTAAACTTAACACAGATTATTCTGCATTAAATGAATCACAATTATTAAGAGAGTATTACGAAAATACAAAACCGCACTTAGATGCGGAAGAAATATCTTTTTTAATGGAAGAAAACTTTTCATATGACGCTGAGTTAGATGAAGAAAGAGATATAAAAAAGAAAAAAATTGCTCGTAAAGAAACATTAGCTAAAGCTAAAAAGCATTTAGACGGTTTAAAGAGCAAGTATTACGAAGAAATTAAATCAGGGTCTAGATTAAATCCTGATCAGCAGAAAGCTGTTGAATTTTTTGATCGCTACAACCAAGAACAAGTAGAAACAAAAAAGATGGCTGAGAAGCAAACAAAAATATTTTTACAGAAAACAGATAGCGTTTTTAACAAAGACTTCAAAGGTTTTGATTTCAATGTGGGAGACAAAAAATATCGGTTTAATGTTAAAGATGCAGAAGGCTTGAAAGAAAACCAAAGCAATATCAATAATTTTGTCAAGAAGTTCTTGAACGATAAAAATGAAATGATAGACGCTAAAGGTTATCACAAAGCTTTATTTACAGCAATGAATACAGATGCTGTCGCTAATCACTTTTACGAACAAGGTAAAGCTGATGCAATGAAAACTAGTATAGCTAAATCGAAGAATGTTGATATGGATCCGAGAGGGACTCATGAAAAAGTAACAACTTCTAATGGCTGGACTATCAGAGCAGTACCAAGCGATAATGTAAATGGATCAAAGCTGAGAGTTAGAAAAAAATAATTAACCCATTAAAATTTAAACAATGGCATTTGCAACATCGCCAACCACGTTGGCAAACTTAAGTCACTTAACTCCACGCCCTATTAAAGGGTTGTTCGGTGACAACTATCTTTCTGTAGGAGAGATGGATTTTACACAACAATTTCTACCTGAAGTATACGAAAAAGAAGTAGAGCGTTTTGGAAACAGAACTATCTCTGGATTTTTACGTATGGTTGGGGCGGAAATGCCTATGGCTTCTGATCAAGTAGTATGGTCTGAGCAAGGTAGATTACATATTGCTTATGATGACGTTTCTGTAGTAGATACAACTAACCTTACATTCCCAGCTGGTCACTTAATTGGCCCAGGAATGACAATTGTTGTTTCAAAAGGATTCACAACTCAAAAAGCTTATGTAAAAGCTGTAGTAGGAACAAACGTAGAAGTAGACACTTATGGTGAAGTATCAGGAATTACAATTACTGGTGACGACGTAAAAGTGTTTGTATACGGTTCTGAATACGCTAAAGGAACTAGCAACGCTGGTAATTCAATTGACGCTTCTTTCACAACTTTCAACAACAAGCCAATTATTCTTAGAGATAAGTATAATGTAAATGGTTCTGACGTTGCACAAATCGGTTGGGTAGAAGTAACTACTGAAGCTGGAACATCTGGTTACCTTTGGTACTTAAAATCTGAGCACGAAGCTCGTATCCGTTTCGAAGATCAACTTGAAATGGCTATGGTAGAGGCTGAGAAATCATTAAACACTGACGGATCAACAAGAGATATCGCTGCTGCTGCTGGATTTGGCGGAGGCGCTGCTATCACTGGTTCTGACGGTTTATTCTCTGTACTTGAGACTCGTGGTCTTGTATATAACGATGCTAACTTTGGAGCTGTTGCGGCAGCCGGGCAACTAAGCCCAGGTATGGCAGAGTTTGATTCTATTCTAGCTGAGCTAGACAAGCAAGGAGCTATTGAAGAAAACATGCTTTTCTTAGATAGAGGAACTTCTTTGTCTATCGATAATATGCTAGCACAACAAAATGGTCTTGGGGCTGGAGGTACATCTTACGGTGTGTTTGACAACTCTGAAGATATGGCGTTGAACTTAGGATTCTCAGGATTCCGAAGAGGTTCGTATGACTTTTACAAAACAGACTGGAAATATCTTAACGACTCTGTAACAAGAGGTTTAGTTGCTGATGTAGAAGGTGTTTTAGTACCAGCAGGAACTTCAACAGTTTATGATCAACAATTAGGTAAGAACATCTCACGACCATTCCTACACATTCGCTACAGAGCTTCTGAAGCTGATGACCGTAGATTAAAGTCTTGGGTAACTGGTTCAGTTGGTGGTAACTTCACAAGCGACGCGGATGAAATGAATGTTCATTTCTTGTCTGAAAGAGCTCTATGTGTACAAGCTGCTAACAACTTTGTATTGCTTAAAGCATTATCATAGTATAGTACTGTAATGATTGCCCTCGTTTTATCAACGGGGGTAGTTATTACTTTTATTAACATTTTTATTATATCATATCATGTCAAAAAAAGAAACAAAAACTTCCAATTGGGAAGTAAAAGATCGATTATACACTTTAAAAAATAACAAGCAACCTTTGGTATTTACAATACCGTCTATGCATAGTCAAAAAGCGCCACTATTGTGGTTCGATGAGGAAAAAGGATATCAGCGTGAATTAAAATACGCGACAAATCAACCCTCACCATTTGTAGACGAACAGAAAGGCACAGCGACATTAGGACGTATAGTTATGAGAGATGGGGCGCTAAGAGTGCCAAAAGAACAACAAGCGCTACAAAAATTGCTATCTTTGTATCACCCGTATAGAGGAGAGGTTTACGAAGAATACAAACCTCAACAGCAAGCTGCAAGTCAATTAGATTGGATTGAAGCGGAAATTGAAGCTTTAAATTTAGCCAAATCACTTACCGTGGATCAATTAGAGGCTATTTTAAGAGTAGAATTCGGCAATGAAGTAGATAAGCTATCTAGCAAAGAATTAAAGCGAGATGGGCTGTTATTTGCAAAGAGAAGTCCAATATTATTTGTGGAGTTAGCGTCTGATGAAAACGTTGAACTTAGAAATTTTGGTATCAAAGCAACGGAGGCTAGACTAATTAAGCTATCAAGTGATCAAAGAACATTTACTTATGGTGATGGGGATAGAAAATTAATGACAGTTCCATTTGATGAAAACCCATATTCAGCATTAGCAGCTTACTTTAAGACTGACGATGGAATAGAGGTTTACAAAGCAATTCAAAAGAAGCTAAAATAGTTAGCAATAGTGGTTAGGCCGCTATATGCGGCTTAATTACTATAATAAAAAAAATATGAGCGTAAGTATAGATACTGTTTATCAAAGGGTATTAGGTATACTCAATAAAGAACAACGAGGGTATGTTACGCCTCAGGAGTTTAATTTGTTCGCAAACCAAGCACAAATGGATTTGTTCGAGCAATACTTTTACGATATTAACCAGTTTGGTAGAATACCTGGCAATGATACGGAATATTCGGACATGCTAGATATATTAAACAAAAAAATAGCGCCGTTTGAAAATCAACAAAATTTAAACTACGCGGGAGGCTCATTTGATCTTCCAAGTGATATGTACAGACTTGGTACAATCATATATACAAACACTACAACAAGGGATCTTTACCCTTCTCCTACTCAAGGAGCAAACTTTCCGGCTAGTAATCCTGTAGTTTACAGAGAAACAAAAAATGAAGACATAGAAGTGGAGAGGGTTAATGGCAATTCATTGTTATATATTAATTCTTCGCCTTTAACTAAGCCAAAAAATGTTAGGCCTATATATGTTTCTAAAAATAACAATATTAATGTATATGGAAACCTAGAGTTAACTTCGGGTGTAAAGTGTAATTATATACGTAAGCCCGCTAAAGTAGAGTGGAAATATCAAATGGTATATGGTGAAGCGTTGTATGACGCAACGTATTCTGTGGACTTCGAATTAGATCCATCAGAAGAAACTGAGCTTGTTATTAAAGTATTAGAAATGGCTGGTTTGTTGGTTAAGGATATACAAATGTACCAAATAGCAGCAGGCGAAGAAGTAAGGAATACACAACAAGAAAAAGCATAATAGATGGGATTATTAAATCAAAATAATGAGCAATACTATCTAGGCCCAGATGGCATATGGAATAGTTTTGATGAGAACTACGGTGATTATCAATTTGTTTCTATAAAAGATATTATAAATAATTTTATTATATCTTATGTTGGGCAAGATAAGCTTATAACAAAATTACGAAGAACCGATGTTGCTTTTCATGCACAGCGAGGATTACAGGAATTAAGCTTTGATATATTGCCATCTTCAAAATATATAGAGATTGAAGTAGGCCCTACTCTAACAGCTGTATTGCCGCAAGATTACGTTAACTATGTTAAGATAGCAAGAGTCGATAGCGCTGGTGTAGAAAGAGTGTTGTATCCAGCAACGAAAACAGGTGATCCAGTCCCAATACTACAAGACAATAATTTTCAATACTTATTTGATGATCAAGAAAGAGAGATATTAGAGGGTAATCCCTCCGAAATGTCTAAAAGATTTAGTTCAAAAAGTGGTGGATCAAACGCTAATGAGAATATAAACAATAATGATTTATTAAGATTACATCATTACGGTCGTAGATATGGTTTAGACCCGCAATATGCCCAAGCAAACGGATTGTTTTTTATTGATCAAATAAAAGGGTTGATACATTTTAGCTCTAATGTATGCGATCAAGTTGTTACAATAAAATATATATCAGATGGGCTAGCTACAGACGAGGAATCTGTGGTGCATAAGTTAGCAGAGGAAGCATTATATAAGTATATAGCTTACGCAATTTTATCGACCCGCCCAAGTGTGCCTGAATATGTGGTACAACGTTATAAAAAAGAATTAAGAGCTGCTAAAAGAAATGCAAAATTAAGATTGTCTAACATAAAAATTGAGGAAATATCTCAGGTTATGAGAGGCAAGTCTAAGCAAATAAAACACTAAAGTATGCCAGAATTAATCCGTACGTTCACCAAGGGCAAAATGAATAAAGACCTTGATGAGCGCTTAGTTCCAAATGGCGAGTATAGAGATGCTCTAAACTTAGAAATATCTACATCGGATACAGGTAATGTTGGATCGCTGCAAAACATTGTGGGTAATTCAAATAAACCATACAGGTCTTTTAACCCTGATACAGGGGAGTATACTTTATGGGTGGGTGGATACATTGATTCAATGAGCACTCCTAAAAAAATAGGAGAAATAATTGATTCAACAACCGAAAAAATATATTGGTTTTTAAGTTCTGCCGGTATAAGCGCTATTGCAGAATATGATCAAACCCTAGACGTGGTTACGCCTGTTATTGTTGATACGAAAAACATATTAAATTTTTCTGAAGATTATTTAATTACTGGTATAAACATTATAGAAGGTTTGATGTTTTTTACAGACGGCCAAACAGAACCTAAGGTAGTAAATATAAAAGATTTTAAAGAAAGCAGCACAAACTTTTTAACTCACACTGTGTTTAATGGTAGAGATTTTGAAGAGGCTGATATAACAGTAATAAAGAAGTCACCACTAACGCCACCTACATTAGATTTATCCAATACTAGAATATTAGATGACAACGGGGAGCCGGCAATTGTTAGCACTACGTGTGTACAAAATTTTGTAATAGTAGACCCAGACGACGCCGCAGAAAGGATAGCGGCACCTATAGGTACGGAATTTAATTTATCTTGGGCAAGTTCTCCTTATCCGTTTTATAGAACAGGAGACGTCTTAGTAATGACGGGGTCAGCCCCCGATGATGCTAACTTTGTTGATGAATATGAAGCGAGAGTTGAGGTATTAAGTGTCACAGCGGGATCATCCCAAACAGGGGCTTTGGTTAAAGTATTGGCTGTAAACGAAAGTGTACAGGATGTAGATATAGATTGGGACGTTAAAATAGACGAAAAGCCATTTTTTGAATTTAAGTTCCCTAGATTTGCATACAGGTATAAATATAAAGATGGTTATTATTCTACATTTTCACCTTTTACGGAGGTAGCTTTCTTACCATCGGAATTTGAGTATAACACAAAAAAGGGTTACAATTTAGGTATGGTCAATACATTAAGGCAATGTATCATACAAGACTTTGTCCCGTCTACTACACCCTTAGATGTTGTCGAGGTTGATCTTCTATACAAAGAAAGCAATAGCAGTTCAATATATGTAGTAGATACATTTAAAAAGGATGATGATATTTGGACTGCTAACGAATTTAATATAGAATCCGAAATTATATCATCTTTGCTTCCGGCTAATCAAATATTAAGGCCGTATGACAACGTTCCCCTGACCGCTAAAGCGCAGGAAATAACAGGCAACAGAATAGTATATGCTAATTATGAACAAAATTTTGATTTAAAAAATAACTTAAATCAGATTGTTTCACCAACTTTAACTCAAACAATAGCGCATTATACTGATTGGGATTTAGATGAAAACGGAGATCACACTTTAAGTGAGTTAGGCGAAAGCGTACCTAAGCAACCGTATCAGTCTTTAAAAACACAAAGAACATATCAGATAGGAGTTGTATTCGCTGATAAATACGGTAGGCAAACCCCTGTATTTACTTCGGAATCTGCAGCTGTTACTTTAGGTAAAGAAGAGGCAGATCAATATAACAAAATAACCGTGCAAACAGACGGTAATAAACCAGAGGGTTTTGAAAGTTTTAAATATTATATAAAAGAAAATTCCCAGCAGTATTATAACTTAGCAATGGACCGTTGGTACGATGCTGAAGATGGTAACGTCTGGATTAGTTTTCCTTCATCAGAAAGAAACAAAGTAGATGATGAAACGTTTTTAGAACTTAAAAAAAGACACGAATCAGATGAGTTTGTTCCTTTTAGTGCAAAATATAAAGTAATTGCAATATCAAACGAAGCGCCTTTATTTTTACGTAGAGTAATAAAGAGTTTTGGTACACTAGAGGCTGGACCTGGGAATAATTTATTTAAATCAACAGGTATACCCCAGCCGGACAGAACCTGGATTGATGTAGACGAGGCTGAATTTAAAGCAAGTGAATTAGCATCTGCTCTTGACACTACACAAAGACAGCGACTTGTACGAATACTGGGAGCAAGTAATAGAAGTGATTGGTACGAAGTATCAAGTATTACTATACCTGAAGATGGATTTTATCGTATAACTATTGACACAAAGTTCGGGGAAGACATGGGCTTTGTCTTAGATGAAAACGACGACTTAATAGGTGGTTTGTTACTAGAATTAGCGTCAGAGGCTTTTGAGGATAAACCTGAGTTTGAAGGTAGATTTTTTATTAAACTATACAAAGACGCGGTGCTGGAGGAATATATATTGGCATCGGCAAATATTGATAACTACGCTGTAAAAACATCTGTAAATTTAGGTTATATAAATCACAAAATGTACCGGAGCTATATAATTAACGATTCACAGCCTGGCGGCTGGGGAGGTGCTGATTATGGAAGATCTGGATTTTTTATAGATGATGGTGGTGATACAGACAGAGGCGGCGCTGCCCCTGCTTTTACCGTTGGAGGCAACGTTATTTCAATAGGTTTTACAGGTATATGGCCTAAAGGGCCAGACTTTGGAGTAGGGCGAAGCAGATACCGACAATACAGAGATGCTGTAGATACTCTTATGTCTGTAGGCGGGTTATTTAGGTTTAAAGAAGATCCTGATCAAGTCGTATATAAAATTACAAAAACAGAAGAACAATCAAGAGTTCGTAATTACCAAGGTAATAAAAGAAGAAATAAATTTAATAAAGGTTCAAACAAAAGAACAAGATGGTTCTTAAATGTTGAGCCACTCGACAAAACAGCAAACGGTACCGGTTTGTTTCAAGGGCCAGCGGGGTGGGTTTTTCCTAAAATAAATAGGAGTATGAATAATCCCGACGCCCCTGAAATAGAATTTTTAAAACCGTACTTTGAAGATGAAGGATTTACTTCTGACAATCCTGGTATTTTTGAAACTGAGCCAAAAGAAGCAACAGAATTAGAAATATATTATTCTGCTTCTCCGTACTACCCAATGTCTACATATGGTGATAGCCATGCTTTGGACTGGCATAATTGCTATTCATTTGGGAATGGTGTGGAGTCAGATAGAATTAGAGACGACTTTAACGCTGTCACTATAGATAATGGTGCTATTGCATCTGCACCACTAAAAGAACCTTACGGCAAAGAACGTAGATCAAATGGACTAATATTTTCACAAATATTTAATTCTATATCTGGAGTAAATAACTTAAATCAATTTATACAAGCGGAAGCTATAACAAAAGATTTAAATCCAGTATATGGGTCTATACAAAAATTGCACACTAGAGATACTAACTTAGTTACTTTGTGCGAAGATAAGTGTTTAAGAATTCTTACCAATAAAGATGCGTTATTTAATGCTGACGGCAATGCTAATGTTACATCAAATAATGCGGTACTTGGACAAGCGACACCTTATATAGGTGAGTTTGGTATAAGTAATCACCCTGAAAGTTTTGCTAGCTATGGTTTTAGAGCTTACTTTACAGATAAAAACAGAGGTGTGGTTTTAAGATTATCTGGAGATGGAATTGAACAAATATCAAGATATGGTATGGGTGATTTCTTTGCGGATAACTTAAAGAAGTCGACGATAACATGGGGATCTTTCGATGATGATCGCGGTGGCTATAACTTGTGCTTAAATAACTTATCGCAAGAATGGCAAGATAAACTTACTACAAAAACATATTCAGAAACTGGCAATGGAAAGGAGTGGGTAGATATTCCAACAACAAATACTGTAATAAGCTTTAAGGAGTCTATAAACGCATGGGAAAGTAGAAAAACATTTAGTCAAGAGGGTGGAATAAGTTTAAACGACAGGTACTATACTTTTGAGAATGGATTGATGTGGGAACACAGAACAGAAGATGCTGTTAGAAATAACTTTTATGGTATTCAATACGATAGTTCTGTAACATTTTTAATGAATGAACAACCTAATTCGGTTAAAAAATATAAAACATTAAATTATTCCGGTACAAAATCTCGTGAATATTTATATGGAAATGGCGTACACGAAGGTTTAACATTGGCGCAAGTCGAGGCTTTACAACTGCAGAATTTAACAAGCGAAACTTTAAATAACGAAGGCTGGTATACTGAGTATATAACGACTGATCTTCAAGAGGGTTATGTTAAGCAGTTCCTAGATAAAGAAAACAAATGGTTTCAATATATAAAAGGTGAGGCTACATTTTTTAATACTAATACTGATAATAATTTAGATTCAAAAGAATTCTCAATGCAAGGTATCGGGCGGGCATCTATTATTGAAGGACCAGCCATTAGCGCATATAATATAAGAGTATTTGCAAATCCGGATTGTGCATCTTACATATTACCACCAACAGCAAACAATATGACTTACACTGTCTTGGAAGATTGCGATCAAGGGTGTGCAATATTGCAGCTATCAGCATTAGATCCTAATTCTTAATACAATGGCATTAACATATAAACTAACAGAAGACGCAACTACGGGAGGGCAGATAGCATCATTTAATGTAAACACTGGCCAAGTTGTATTTATACCTAGTTTAAATTTCTTTGGAGATGCAGGTTATTTTAAATATACAGTAAACAATGGGTATTTTGATAGCCCTGAAGCAACAGTAACAGTGCGTGTAGAAGGTGTAAATGATGGCCCCAATATAACCTCAAACCCTCCGAGCTCCACTTATAGTGTTGGGGATCCTTATAGTTATACTCCAATAACGGCAACTGATGTTGACCATACGCAAGATGAATTATCTTGGTCACTTATAAACGCGCCCTCGTGGATAAATTTAACAACTACTGGCGAAGGATTTACAGGTACTGCATCCTTAGCGGATGATGGGCAAGGAGTGAGAGAAGGAAATTTTGAATTTACAATAAGAGTAACAGATGGTGGTGATCCTATACTTTATGATGACCAAGTAATAACGATAGGCGGACTAGTCCCTACTATTGATACATATTTTAAAATTATATTTGATAGCTCTGGCTCTATGGGTTCCACTGAACCACGGTTAGCTAGGGATTTAGTAGGTACAGGCGTATCGGATCCTTACAATGATTGTACATGTTTAAAATCCTATTTACAAGACTTTTACGCAACAGGTGCTACTGAGGCACAAGGCAACACGGATACTAGCACGAATGGATCAGATGAATATACTAATAAAGTTTTTATAATAAGCAACGGCGCAGAATATCCTTTTTTCTGGTTAAATAATTTAAGTAATGGATTTGGGGATAGTTATTTTCCAAACGCAGACACCGTTAATATGCTTGTATTTAACGATGAGATCTCTAACGCAGGTGTAACTTACCAATCCTACACCCCTAGTGCAAGCGTTCCTAATGCTACTTCTATGATTAGATTAACAGGCCTGAAGAGCAACATTGATAGTTTTAGTGGCAACTATAGAGGTATATATTTTTGCGTGGAAAACAATTCAGGAGACAGCTTAGGGCCGATGCAGACAATATTTGATGCTTTAAACGCAACTACAGGATCTAGATTTCAATTAGAAAACAACGATTTAACAAATTATACAAGCCAAATTTCAATTGGCAACCCAGTTGGTACCGACGGATATGGCTTTGATTTAATTGACGACGGTAACACCACTAATGGTTACTACACCGAAATTGTAGTTAATGCTCTTATTGCAGCGGGGTATAATATAGCGCCATATTGTGGCGGACAAAATCAAATTACATAATTTATGAGTACAATATTTGAAAACTTTACGGTATCCGAAGTTAATTTTGTCGAGCCAATTGGAACAGATTTAAGTAGCACTGGGTCTTATAGTTTAACAATAACGCCAGACGAAGGTTTTACTTTAGACGCAAATGACTTTGCTTTAATACAACCTATACCATCGGGCATTACAAATGTTGTATTTACTCAAATACAAGAAAGCATAGAGCTTACATTTGAATTTGCAGCAGGTACTATTGTGCCAGGGAATGATTCTGAATTTCCTTTATGTATAAGAGGATTTGCTGATGGCAATGCGTTTACAATTAATGGTATATACAACATACAAACAACCTTCGCGACTCCTGCAAGCGAAACCAACACATATTCTAATTCAGGGGCCTTTGAAAGCAGTGAGGTTGTTTTAAGTAAAACAATAGCAGCTAATGCTAATTACTATTTTCAAACTGCACCAATTGCGTCAGTAACACAAGGTAATGCTAATAGGTATAATATACAATCTTCTGATACATTAAATAATGAAGGTAGATTAATATCTAGAGATTTTAATATAACATATACATACCCAAATGAAAATATAAGCGGTGATGAAATTACTATAGTAGGAAATGCTATACCTATCATTTCAAAAACCCAATATATAAATGCTTACACTTTAGCGGGAGTAACAGGAGCTACGCAGCCAAATGTTCCGCCTGCTGGTGATACAAGAGTTTTAAGATTAATAGGAGATCCGGGTTCTGCCTGGAACGTGGAAATGCAGGATACTCTTGGCTCAGTTGTTCAACAATCCGTATCAGGAGTTATGGGCTCAACAGGTATTGCTGAGGTAACAATGATATTCCCAAGTACCGCGTCGCCGGTAACACCTCCTTTTATAATTATAATATCAGGGGATATAAATCCAAATATAGCTAATGTTGGAAACGATGTACAGATAGTTGTGCCGCAAACTCAGAGCGTAACAATTCAATTTATCCCAATAACAAGTAATAGTAATATTATACTATCCCCCGCGGCTGTAGTTAATTTAGTACCTAACTATACTTATCCATACGGTAGCTCTGGGGTTTTTAACATAACATTAACCGCAGAATTAAACGCGGTAGGCGGTGTTTTAAATATTATATCACACCCGAACGCAAGTGATTGGACTCCGGTTATACCAGATCCATCAGCAACAGAAATGTCATATTCAATTTCAAGAATATCAACGCTTATTAATTCAAGTGGCCAATGGGAGCTAAATGCGACCGTAACTGTTTCCGCAACAGGAATAACAAGTTTTACTCATACATTAAATATTGATTCTTTTGTCTCAGGACTATATGGAGTCGCATTAGGTTATGACACAGCAAACGGGCAAGTTGCCTGCTGCACAACCAAAACCACATATTACCTTGATCAACCAACGCTTGCTACCGCGAGCACAATCTATACGGACTCCGCAGGTTCAACCTTCGCCCCGTTAGGATATTATTCAGAATAATTAACACTAACATTTAAAAATTAAAAAATGGCAAATTACAGACAACAAACAGGGAACACATTGGGTGCTCCAGCAGCTTGTCCATCATGTTCAGTATCTTTATCTTTAAAGTATGACGCTACTGACGCAGATGGTCTATGTTGTGGAACTCCTAGTACAGTAACGGTCTATGTTCCAACTGGAACTACTTTCGCTAACGCGACTACATTGTATCAAGACAATGCGTTAACTACCGCTGCGGCTGCTGGGTTCTACAGCGACGACGTATAATAATAATTTAAATTTAATCTTATGGCAAATTATAGACAATTTAGTGGATCTCCCCCATCACTGGGGAGTCCTTCCACTTGTCCAACATGCAATGTGCCTTACGAAATTTCGGACAGCCCTTTAGTTGGATATACAAATACTCAATTTTCTGAGCAAGGACTTGCGCTTTACGCGTCATCCGCGGAGGCTAATATAGCAGCAAACCTTCCATCAATTGGTATGCCGGCTATAACAACGCCAACTCAGGCAAGCCCCGATCAGTCCGTAGACACGTGTACTAATTACCCAAACGTTAGCGCGTATTTTGAAAGTTCGCTACAATTTAATTCTCAGCAACAATCTAAGGGTGCTATTGTAGTGTTTATAACTACATACAAAGGGCCTCAGGGTACTGCTCACGCATTACCTATTAGATTCCAAACTCGTGCGGATTATCAAGATCCAAACGGTTGGGTGGATTCAGCTGGGTTGCATGGATGGGTGATGAACGGAAGCACATCAAATCAAGGCTACGGCGGAACTTACAATTCAGGAGCAGGAGGCACTGGATGGAGGGCTAATGGCGCTTATGAAGCAACTGGCGGCGGTTATGGCGGAAGAGGAACTCTTCAGGTTCATTCCACTAGTAGCACAGGAGGTTCGCAAAATTACCTTTTCGCTTTTGAAGACGTTGGAGACTTTAGGATACTAACCGGCTTATTCCAAGGAGCAGACGGGCAGTGTCAAGATGGTTCAGATGCTTTGATGAATCAAAATTGGGATATTTCAATTGAGTCTTTGTGGGATGGAACTGGTACTTTGTATGATTATTACGTAACTACTGGCCCTAGTGGTAGTGCTACTAATGACACTACAAAATACTATATGGCTTACGAGGGTTATGGCAAATTTGTAAAGCAATTTTACGAATACGATGCCAACGGTAACCTTGTAGCCGCGCCTTTAAATGGCACCCATTATTGGAAAAGATTGTCAGGTGTAACAAATCCTACTATTATTAATCCAGAATCTACAAACAATGGGCAATACACTGGAATTTTGAGTGCAGGAATACCTGGAGCAAAAGTTGGGTACAGTACAATAATTTACCCATCATCATAACATGGATATAATAACTTTAACCTTTCCAAACCCTATTAATGTTTCAGTACAAATAGGAGATATAGCGTATTTTACAAATTCTCAGAATGTGTACGAGGGTGAGCTATTGAAAAAAATTGGGAAGGTTACTGATATTAATCAAGGCTTAAACCAAATAAAAGCAGAAATAGCACCAAGTCAAGAAAGACCTACTGCTAATAGCTTTATATTATTTACTAAAGACAACACAAGCAACTTAGGTTCTGTACTTGGGTATTTTGCTAGATTGCAATTTAGGAATGGCTCAATAGAAGAATCAGAGATATTTTCCGTAGGCTCAGAGGTTTTTGAGAGCAGTAAATAATACGTAATAATAATATATAAAACAATACAATCATGGCAGTACCATTAGGATTAGCGATGGCGGGAGTCAAAGGTTTAGCAGGAATTGCTGGTGGTATCATCGGTAGTGGAAAGCGTAAGCGTGAAATGAAAGAAGCGCAGCAAGAATACGACCGACAAAAGCAAAAAATGAATGACAGGGATACCTCTAATTTATATGCAAATCAACAAAATGTATATGAGGATTTAACTGTTAATACACAGCAAGCAGACTTTGCGGCTGAGCAACAAAATCAAGCGTTAGCTAACACAATGAACACTATGCAGGGTGCTGCTGGTGGATCGGGTATAGCCGCATTGGCGCAGACAATGGCTAACCAACAATCAAAAAATTTAGCTGCGGCATCAATAAGCATTGGGCAGCAAGAACAATCAAATCAAATGGCAGAAAGAGGTATGGCTGCTAATTTGCAACAACAAGAAATAGCTGGTGAATATCAATCGCGAGCAGATGAAAAAGAAAAAGTAGAACAGCAATTTGGTATGGCACAGCAACGTTTAGGCGCTGCTAAAGCTGCAAAACAAGCCGCTACTCAATCTATTATTGGCGGTGCAACTGGATTAGCCACTGCTGGAATGGGCCAAATGGAGATGTTTGGAGGCGAAGGATTTGATTTCGCATAATTAAACTTACAATATAATGGCTATAGATTTAATAAAAGGAGAACAATACGCAATAACAGGGGGAAACCAACAAGGTGGATTTTTGGATGTAGGTGGTATAGTCGGCAAAGCAGCTAAAGAAGTAGTAGACATTCAGGAAAAGGAAAGGGCTAAAATAGATGCTATAGTAGCGAAGCGAAAGGGTCAAGCTGATCAAGCTAATAGAAAAATAGCTAGTCACCTTAATAAAATGAAAAGCGGGGCCGATATAGAGGGTCTAAATGCTGATCAGAACAAAGTTCTTAAAGATTATTTAGTAGAACAAAAGAGTCAATACGTAGAAGCAGCAAATATGCTGGCAACAATGCAACCGGGTGATCCTGGCTACACTGATTATGTTGATGTTATGAATCAGGTAAATCAAAATATTACAAACGTAAGTAACAACATGAAAACTTACAAGCTTAATCAAAAAGATTTATATGAAGACTTCCAAGAAAACTTATTATCCAGCGGTGATCCTACTAGGTTATCGCAAGCCGAGTATATGTATAAGCCTGGGGCTTCGTTCTCTTTAAATAAAAAAGGTGGCCTGGTGTTTAATATAGACGGCCAGGAAATAGAGTATGCTAACTTCAATCCACCAAGTGCTAAAGCAACATCCACGGCAACAGCATTGTTAAAATTAACAGATCAAGTATATAATAAAGCTTTCAGAAGCGGTCAAGCCGCTAATCAATATTCTTCAGCTAATTTGCGTATGCAAATAGAAGATGCTATTGGGTCTAACCCTGATATTGCTAAATCATTAGTAATGGACGGATTGTTAACAAACACACCATTAAAAATAAGCGAAGCATCATTTACAGATCCAGCGGCTTTAAAGAATGATTTGGTTAATCAAATTATGAATGGTATTATGGCTGCCTCAGATGCTGGTGCTAAAGATTATGCCGTTAAAAATCAAAACAACAACAACAACAACAACGAAAATAAATTACAGTACAATGTAGACGTGTTGAAAGCAATAAAAGGAGGTGCTGTTGGGGTTGAAACAAAACTATATGATTCAATTACAGGCACAAAGTCGTTTGAACCAGCCGAAATTATATACGACAAAACCGGATATTATATATTTGATAAAAACGGTAATAAGCTTGTAATAATTAACGAAAATGGTTTGCTTGGTAAAGACGCAGCAAGGTTTGGTGTAACAAGCTTAGACCAATTAAAATAAAGAAAACACTCCTCGAAAGAGAAAAGTTAACACGAACAATATGTCAGAAGAAAAATTAGTTTGGGATGAAAATCTAAAACAATGGGTAACCCCTACAAATTCAGATCCTGAAGAGGATTTTCAAAACGGAGCTGCGGAGACGGATGCACTTGCAACTCCAGTAATGCCCAGTCGAGCGTCCATAATTGCGGGTGTTCCTCCTGCAAACGAACCCCCAAAAAAAGATGGGGATTACAATTTTCTACTTGGTTCTGTGGAATCATTAGAGAATCGTAGTAATGGTACAATAGCACCTAACTCATATTTAATTGAAAACCCTGAAGAACGATTAGTTTTAGAGGAGTACACAAATAAAAGAGGAAGAAAAGTAAAAAAATACGCTGAACCATCTCAAGAAGAAATACTTAGGGAAACCATAGATAACTTAGATGAGCCTGAATTTATTAGTAATTCAAGGGGTAGAAAAATAAATAATCCTAAATACGTAAAGCCAGAAAATAGGCCTTCACTAGAGGTTCAGACCCAAGCTTATATAAAAGACAACGATTTAGACATTGAGTTTACCAATAATTATTTTAATCCTAAAGGCGAAACTTGGTTTGTAGATAAGTACTTTGGTAAAAAAGAGCTTGCCAAAGCTGGTTTAACAGAGCTTGAAATGCAGGACTTCCAGGGTATGTTAATGCGGGATGATTTTATTGATGGTTTCGAAGAAGACGTTGCTGATGGTGTATACGGCGAGCTTGGTGGTATAATATATACAGGTGATGAGAAAAAAGACATACAGGTAACTAAAGAAAGAACTTTAGCTAGAAAGCTTAGCCAGTATATGGCGGACAGAGATAACAGGTTAAACGACAAAATGCTTGTCAACAATATACTTGAAAACCCTGGTGACTTTGATCAAAGCATGTCGTTAGATGAAGTTAGGGAACTAGCTTATAAAAATAGCGATATTGGTTATACAGGGTATGATCAAGAGGCTGTAAAAGCATACTTAGGCCAAAATTTTCCAGCATTAATGGAAAAAAATGCAAAAGTACAGCAAGAAAAAATAGATGCATACAAAAAAAGAAAAGAATTTAATGAAAATACAGGCGTTGGTACTCAGGGATTGGCAAATGTCGGTGAATTTATTAAAGGTTTAGGTACTGGTTTTTATAAAAAGCTAGACGAAACTGCAATATGGATAGACGATACTATAGGTATATTTGGCGGTAACGAAAGAGCTAAACAACAACGTTTATTAAATATAGAAGACGAAATAGCAGATACTGATTCGCTAGAATACTTTTATGCTAGTGGTAAAGGAACTACTATAAATGGCGAAACATTTATTAAAGACGAAAGGGGCAATATATACAACACAACAGAAGGTGTAAATGTAAGCCAGGTATTAACCCCGTTGGAGCTAAAATCTATTTCGCAAACAATTGATGCCGAAGGCAAACCAATGGATGACTTTAGTTTTCGTGGTGGCGCTATTATGGGCGGTGAAGTAACTGGTGGTATTGTTTTTGATGTAATAGGTACAAAAGGATTAGGCACCGCTAGGGTGGCAGCATCAGCCAGCTACTTAGCGAAAGCAAATAAATTAAGATCAGCTAAAGGTTTAAAAGACATAAGCACAAGAGCAAGAGGAGCTAAAGGTAGGTTTGTGAGTACTAAAGAGACTTTTGGAATGAAGTTGCCATTTAATGCGCAAATGCTTGATGCCAGCATGTATTACTCTTTTGTGGGTGGCGTAACTGGTTATGAAAACACAATGAAAGCGGCTATGCAGGCCGGGCTTTCAAATGAAGTTGCGGAAAAATTAGCTGATCAAGCTCAACTGGAGATGGCTGTGGTTTACGGATTAACTACGCCAATAAACCCAAGAATTGGTTTTGTAAATAAACTTGACGATATACTTACGAAAAATAAAGTATTTACAAAAGCTGTTAATGAGTATAAAAAATCTAATAGTCAATTAGCTTTTGGGGAAAGTGTTAAAAACCAAATTAAACAAACGGGATTATCTACAAGTGGAAAGGTTGTTGGTTTTGTTAAAGAAGGTGGAGCGGAATTTATTCAAGAAAATACACAGCAAATTGCTGAGGTAGAAGTTGTTAATAAAAGAATAAACGAAACAGCCGGCATGGATTTAATGCAGGCAGACTATAGTAAAGATGATTTTGTAAATACATCTATATTATCTTTTGCCGCAGGTGGTTTGCTGGGTGGTTTAAGTACGCCTGGGTCGAGAGTAAATGGCAATAAAAGATTACAAAACTTATATATACTTTCTCGCGATTTAAAAAGTGCAAAAAAACGCTTTGACAGAATGATTGATGCTGGCAGATTGTCACAAGAAGATGCAGACGGTATACTAGAGCAAGCTAAAGCGGTTGGTAATTCAAACAACAAGTTTCCTGCTTGGATGTTAAAGACTCCAGATGCCCTTATAGAAGCTGCGGTTGTGCAATCTAAAATAGAAGCAGCTACTAACGAAAGATCTCAGCTAGCGCCTCCTATGCGCGCCGATGTTGATGCCCGCTTAGAAGAATTAAACAACGAATTGTTAGCTATAAGAAATAAAGCCGCTGATGAGTTAGTTGTTAAAGAAACCGAAACTATACAAGGCATTGTTGGTAAAGAAAATGTAACAGTTTATAATTCTAAAGCAGAAATGGAAGCTGCTGGATTATCAGACCTGGATATGAACTCAGATGGGTTTATTGAGGTTGATGGCAAAATAATTATAAACAGAGAGCAAGCGGCTAATGCACAAGCTATATCGGTTGCTTCACATGAGCTACTGCATAAAGTATTAAAGTCTGAATTTAAAAATAATCCTGAAATGAAAAGGGTTGTTGATGAATTTAAGCAAATACTAAAAAATAAAGGTGTATTTCAGCAAATAGAACAAAGAGCAGAGATGTATCGCCAGGAGGGAATAGGAGATGTAGATGGCGCCGATATGGACGAGTATTTTACATTCTTTTCCGATGCTATATCCAAAAACGAAATACCTTTCCAGGCGTTAGAAGAGTCACAGTGGGTTAAAATAGGTAAAGCTATAGCTAATTTGTTTAACACTAGATTTGGAACTAAGAATTTAAAGTTCAATAGCGGACAACAAGTATTTGATTTTATTAAAGATTACCAAGCGGGAATTGAAAAAGGTAAACTTACGAGTCAAGCTAAAAAGAAATTAAAAGCCGGAGCGCAAGTTCAAGATGAAAAGAAAAAGTCGATTAGTTTAGCTGCAAAGCAAAGCAATGAAAGACTAGATGCGTTACCTAAAGATAACATTAAATCTCCTAAAAGCCAAGCAGTCATAAGAGATGAAGTGCCTAATATGATTAAGGCTCAAATCTCAAAAAAATATAACTTGCGACCACAGCAGTTGAATGATTTTGCAGATGATGTGTTTTTTAGAATGCTTAGCGCTCAAGAAAATACAAAATATGATTCAAGAGGAAAACTAAGCGGATATTTAGCTGAAAGAATTAAGTTTAGAATAAAAGATGTTGAGAAAGCTGAATATAGATTGCCCCCGCAAGAAAGAATGTATTTAGGTAATTTTGAAGCTCCTCAAGCATCAGATCAAAAAGATCTTGCAGCTGATCCAGTTAGTGAACAAACAGCACAAAAACCTAAGTTTGTAAACCTAGTTGAAAGCAAAGTATTGCCAGATGAAATGGCCGCTAAAGTAAAACAAAAAGTTGTATCTACAACTCGTGTACTTAGATCTAGAATTGATGCTGCCGTTTCCTTAAATAGAACAGTAACTCCTTTAATAGCTGAAATTAAAAAAGAAATTGGTAAGCAAGCGGATATTGAATTTAAGAAAATGCTTGGAGCTAAAAAGAATAATGAGCTTAGGGATAATTTACTTAAACTTAAAAAACCCATTCTTGAAAACCTTACAACTACGTTTTTAATGCAAGCTATGCCGTTCGCAATACAAAAGCAAGTTGATGGTAGATTTACTTCTGATTGGCAAGGGCAAAAAATTGATAGAGAAAGCGTAGAGACCGATAAAGCGGGTAGAACTTCAGGTGCGGAAATTGTAAGAAGAATACCTAATGCAGCAAATAACGTAAGCGATCAGGATTTCTTGGGTTACATGTTTAAAGGTGAAGAAGTTATTCGCGGTCGTAAAGAAGCTTTAGCAAAAGCATTAGCAGAAGAATATGCTTTTGATTTATACAACCAGGAGTTGCAAAATGAAGATAGCGAAATTCGTCAAGCGTTTGAAGCAAACCAAACAAGACTCGGTGTTGAATTATCTGAAAATCTAGCGGAAGAATTTTCAAGACAAGCTGAGCGAGGCAATGTAAAAAGATCAGTATCTAGGCTAAGCAAAGAAGATGCTATAAAGTGGGAAGCTGGTAAAGATAAATTCTTTGTGGATATTAAAGCATTACTTAATTCTAATGGCGCTATTAAGGAAAACGCTATAAAGAAAGCGCATAAAAATAATTATCCTGATTTCACAGAAGCTCAGCATAAAGCTATATCTAAGCAATTTTTTAGATTACTTAAACCATTAAAAGGCATAGATGTTGAAACTTCGCTTAAAGAAGAAGGGAAAACATTTGAAGAATATTTAGTAGATATAGCTAAAGATATAGATACCAATGAAACAATAGCTAAAATGACTGGTGTCGAAGGATCTATTGCTTCTTTGTTTGAAAATTACAATAATGTAATGGACGCACAAACGGCCATTGAAGATGTATTAAAAACTTTAACTATACAGGAAGCTGTTGCTTTTACAAGTACCTCGTTTGCTAATTCAGGTAGAATTGGATTATGGGTTGATGGGGAATTAGATTTTAGCAAGACGCATCGATCTGATTTATACTCAGGCAAAGAACAAGTTATAGAGGCGCTTAACAGAGCAGGCTTTAAAATTAAAAGCATATCCAATACCGAAATAACGCTACAAGACGGTACTATATTAAAAAGAGAGTACTCAGCAACAGGGAATGTTCTTAAGGGGCATTTAACCGGTAAATTTGACGCGGAAGCTGACAAGGCTAACGCAAATGCGGCTTGGAAGTACACAACCGCAATGATTAAAGGTATTAAAAATTCAACGCCAGAGGTTCAAGCTATGGTTATGGCTTCGCTAAATTCAGGTACAAATACAGCTTTAAGGGCAGCTGCACCTGTTACATACAGAAGTTCAGTGCTACCTTCTCAAATAACAAAAGACTACAGGTATGAGCATGGAGTTCCAGCAAGAGTGGTACTTGCTCATTTGTATCAATCAATAGTAAATGGTGATACTAGCATAGATATAAAAGCTTTAAAAGCAGATTATCAAGTAGCTATTATTCCAGTTGAGATGGATAAAGTTATAGGCAAATCAGGTTATCAGCAAGTTATGATAGCGGGGTATAAACCAGGCGAAACGCCTTGGTGGAAAAGATATTATAACTTTGCAACAAGAGGCAAAATACAATACGCGTTAGAATCATTAGAAGACGGGTCTATTATAGGACAACAATACGCTGACTACTTTAATCAAAGAGGTGTTAAGCCTGAGGTTAAAGCAAACGCTGAGGCTGAGGTTAAAAAAATAACTACTCAGCAAAAAGCTATTAACAACGCTCGCAAGCGTTCTTATACTAAGAATCCTAAAGGTATTAGTGTATATGATTTTGATGACACACTTGCATTTAGCAAAAGTCAAGTTATAGTTATAATGCCTGCCGAAAAATCTATGCTTGACATTGCAGCAAGAAGATTATTTGGAGAAACAGCTCTTAAAAACAAACCTGGGTTTTTGAAAACGTTTGATAACCTAAATGAAGAACAACAGGCAAAAGTTTTAAAAGACGTACCAGGAGCGACAAGAAGAATTACACCTGCTGAATTCGCTAAGAAAGGCGAAGAACTAACAGCACAAGGCGCTAAGTTTGATTTTAGTGAATTTAATAAAGTTGTTGAAGGAACACCTGGGCCGTTAGCGCCAAGGCTTAAAAAAGCAATTGAAAAATTTGGTAATAAAAATATATTTGTATTAACAGCTAGACCGCAAGAATCGGCAGTTGCTATACACGCATTTTTAAAAGGCCTAGGTTTAGAAATACCGCTTGAAAATATAACTGGACTGGCTAATGGCGCACCAGCCGCAAAGGCTGCTTGGATGGTAACAAAAGTAGCTGATGGTTTTAATGACTTTTATTTTGTTGATGACCATCTTGGTAATGTTAAAGCAGTTAAAGATATTCTTAATACCTTTGATGTAAAAGGCAAAGTGCAGCAAGCCAGAGTAAAAAGATCAGTAACATTAAGCAAAGAGCTTAACGACATGGTTGAGCGCAACAAAGGCGCTAAATCAGAAGCTATTTACTCTAAAATAAAAGCTAGAAAAGACGGAGCTAAAAAAGGTAGGTTTAAATTTTTCTTACCGTATGGAGCAGAAGACTTTAGAGGACTAACGTCATATACATTAGCTGGTAAAGGCAAGCAAGGTGAAGCTGATCAAAAATTCTTTGAAGACAATTTAGTAGTGCCATATATGAGAGGCATATCCGCTATGGAAAAAGCTAGACGCGCACTTAAGAATGATTTTGCCATGCTGCTAAAAATGTTTCCCGGAATGAAAAAACGTTTAGGTAAACAAATTGGCGATACGGATTACACTGTTGATCAGGCAGTTCGTGTATATTTATGGACACAACAAGGGCAGGAGATCCCAGGTATATCTAAAAGAGATCAAAAGAAATTAAATAGCCTTGTGTCAAATGATCCTGATTTATTAGCCTTTGCCGATGGACTTCAAACAATATCAAAGCAAGAACAATGGCCGTCTCCCGCTGAATACTGGATTGCTGGTTCTGTTTTAAAAGATATTAATCAAATAAATGAAGTTGGGACAAGAGCTGAATACCTGCAAGAGTTTAACGATAATGTAGATATTATATTTGACGAAAACAATTTAACTAAGCTTGAAGCTATATATGGCACTCGTTATGTAAATGCTTTAAAAAACTCAATAGCCAGAATGAAATCTGGGAGAAACAGGCCATCACAACCTGGGGCTTATGAGCAGCAATGGTTAAACTGGGTTAACAATTCAGTTGGTACTATAATGTTCTTTAACAGAAGATCCGCTATAATGCAGATGTTATCATTTGCTAACTTTGTAAATTGGAGTGACAATAATCCACTAAAAGCTGGTATTGCGTTTGCTAATCAACCAGCATACTGGAAAGCATGGTCAAAGATATTTAACTCTGATAAGCTTAAAGAACGTCGCGGTGGATTAAAATCAGATGTACAAGAACAAGAGATTGCTAATCAAGCTAAAAACAGCAAAGACAAAGCAAGCGCTGTGATTGCATACTTATTAAAAATAGGTTTTACGCCCACACAAATAGCAGATAGTATGGCTATCGCAACTGGTGGTGCTACGTTTTTAATTAACAGAACAAAAACTTATAAGAAGCAAGGTTTATCCCAAGCAGAAGCAGAAGCAAAAGCGTTTGAAGATTTCAGTGCTATATCCGATGAGACTCAACAATCGGGTGATCCTATGCTTGTATCAGCACAACAGTCCAGCCATTTAGGGCGTCTTATATTGGCTTTTCAAAACACGCCGATGCAATACACTAGATTGATGAAAAAAGCTGGCCAGGACCTTATAAACGGCCGTGGAGATGCTAAGACTAATATTAGCAAGATAGCCTATTACGGGTTTATACAAAACCTTATATTTAGCGCATTGCAAAACGCTTTATTTGCATTAATACCAGGATTTGACGATGAAGAAAAAGAAGATGAGCAATACGAAAAAATCATTAATACAAAGACTGAAAGAATTGTTAATTCTATGGTGGACACTATTCTCAGGGGATCTGGATTGACAGGTGCGGTAGTATCAACATTAAAAAACACTATTAATAGATATTACAAAGAAGAGAAGAAGGGGTATAACGCAGATCATGCGTATACTCTATTAGAATTAGCAAACGTATCTCCACCTATAGGATCTAAACTTAGAAAAGTGTACGGTGCTATTCAAACAACAAAGTTTGATAAAGATGTTATGGAAGCTCAAGGCTATGATGTAACATTAGATGGTAGATTTAATATATCGCCTAATTATGAAATAATAGGCTCATTAGCTTCCGCTGGATTAAACTTACCTTTAGACAGGGCCTTAGCTGAAGTAGACGCTATATCCGAGGCATTAGATGCTAGAAATACCTCTTACCAAAGAATGATGCTCGGTTTAGGGTGGAGAACATGGGATGTTAATGCCGACAAAGAAGAAGAAGACAAGGTTAAAGTTGAAGGTAAAGCCCGAAGAAAAGCAGAAGGTAAAGAAAAAGCTAAGAACACAAGGAAAGCTACATCTGATAAATTAAAGTCATTAGAAAGAACCGTTCCAGCTAAAGATTACGGAGATTATATTAAATTCAAAAAAGGTAAAACTATAAAAGAAAGAATTAAATACCTAGAAAAATTATGAGTATACCAATAACAAAGAAAGCTAAAATACGCGGTATTCATAAAGACAATATGGATATAGCTATGAATGCGGACGGATCCGGGGGTGCGATACAACCAGTTACTCCTGCTAAAAAAAAAGACGCCTGCTATAGTAAAGTAAAAAGTCGTTATAAAAAATGGCCTTCAGCTTATGCTAGCGGAGCATTAGTTAAATGTAGAAAGGTTGGCGCTGCTAACTGGGGAAATAAAAGTAAGAAGTAATGGCTTTTAAAAT